CCGGGTTGAACGTCAGATTCAGGTTGGTCGTGCGCGTCGACGCGCGGTCGCCGATGTAGATGTAGTCGGCCTCGACCGACATCTGCGGCCCGACCTGCCGCGCCATCCCGATTGATCCCTGGTAGCTGTACGGCTGCCGCAGGTCGTCGGCCACCATGTTGCCGATGTTCGGCCGCAGGCACCCCGTGACGTTGTTGACCGCGCACAGCAGCTTCGACGCCTGCTCGTAGGTGGGCGCCGGGCCGTTGAACGGGTTCACCGCGAAGTCGGGACGGCCGTCGTAGAGAATCTGCGGATTGATGGTCTGCACCGTGCGCAGCGTGAACGTCAGCTGGCTCGTCACCGCCGCGTAGTACTTCCCGTACCCGCCGCGAATCACGGTCGCCTCGTCCAGGCTGTAGGCGAAGCCGACCCGTGGCCCCCAGTTGTTCAGATCCTGCTTGCGCGGCGCGGGCAGGAACGGCGGATAGACGACCCACTGCACGAACTGGTTCCACGACAGGTCGTAGCGCACGCCGAGGTTCAGCGTCAGCTTCGGCGCAATCTTCCAGTCGTCCTGCAGCCAGAACGCGGAATCGTGCTTCGGCGCGTATTCGGTGAAGCCATTGTTGCCGGCCGGCCGCGAGTACGGCGAGTGGTCCATCGCGATGCCGCGGCTGTACTGCCGCGCGAGCGGCGAAAGCGGCGCGAGATTCCAGGTCGAAACGTCCTGCGGGTTCGGAATCAGGCTCTCGATATTTTGCGGGAACGGCACCGCCCTGCAGGTCCAGGTTCCCCATGCAGCTGTTGCACACCGTCTCGAACAGGAAGTTGCGCATGTATTCGGCGCCCGCCTTCAGGTCGTGACGGCCGTGCGCGGTGTACGAGAACGAGAAGTCGTCGCGCGCGGTGTATTCCTCCTCGCCGATGTCCTGCGGCGTCAGGTTGGTCCCGGTCCCGAATAACTGCCCGATCTTGCCGCGGGTGAGCGGATCGAACATCCCGGTAAAATCCGCGTCAATCGTTTCCCGAGTCTTGGGCGCGAGCGACGGCCGCTCTAGCATCCAGTAGTTCGTGATCAGTTTCCATTCCGGATGATTACTAGCCGCTTGGTTACCTCGTTCAAGAAGCTTGAATAGAAAGCTGGAATTTTGCCAATCGTCTGACGCGGCTTGCTGCGCATCCTTCGGTGCCGACACGATCATTTCGTAAAGCGAGCGCAACTGGATAGGTTCAGACGCCAGAAGAAGAAGTGTGATTGCGTTCCGTAAGAGTTTCTTTTTTTGCGGCAACCAGAAGTGTGCTTCAGCACCGCCGACCTCGGCCCGCATATGAATGCTGGCGACGTCGACGAGTAGGGTCACGATGTTCTCCGCGAAATCGATTCCGCTGGTTTGCGCCTCGTAATCAAGGAAGTTGAACGTGAACCCGTTGTCGACGCTAAAGAACCGGCCATCGGATTCGCGGCCCGTTGCTTTCAAGTATGAGCGCCATAGATCCGCCTCGTCTGTTTTAAAGCATAGGACAAGGCCACCAAACCCAGCTTTTAGATATTTGCGGGCTAGGAGCGCACCAGACCCGGACGTTTTGCCACTGCCATTCTCGCCGAGGATCACGACACCTTGCGCGGCGTCGGCCAGCGTCCAGATATCCGCATAGTGTTCACCGAAACGGACCAGGGGGAATTCGAGCGGCCACTTCCCAGTTGGTACCGGTGCGGACACTTCCCGACGACGCGGCCATGATAAAAAGCTCATTGAATTTTCGTATCTGCTCGAGTGTTCCAAGCTGCGATAGCCTCTTCTTCTGTATCAACCTGCGCTCCACCAGCCGAACAGTTCTGGCAATAAACTCGTGCAAGCTGCCAACTATGCGTACCAGACGATGACACCCCTAAATCTTCAGTCGGCTGTATGCCTAGATAACTTGAACCACAGAACGGACACGGTTTGAAATTATCCTTCATTGAAGAAAGTACCGGTTCGTCCGCCTATCATACACAATCGTCCCCGTTACCGGCTCTCCCCCGTTCTTGAGCATCTCCGCAGCGACAACATCCCCGAGAATCCGCATCGCCGCAGTCTGCATCCAGGCGGCCCCGAACTTTTCCGAGTAACCTTCGCGCTGGATATACTCGACCACGCTCGGTTCCACATTAACGCAATGACCTTGCGCGTTGATGATCTCCAAACACTTGTTTACGTGCAGTTGGCCAATCGCCTTCAGCGTCAGGAAATCAAGCTTGTTAAAAACGCAATGAAGATCGAACCGGCGAAAAGTTTCGGGCCGCATCTCGGTCGTGCCGGCCTGCGTCGTTCGCCGCACAATCGTTTCCCGATCGGTTGACCTGCTTTCCATTAAAACCCGCGAGCCTATGTTAGACGTCGCCACAACGACGTAGTTGCTCAAGTCGAGAGTCTCACCAGTCGCCAGCGTAAACCTGCCGGCGGATAAGATCTGCAAGAATACGTCCATAATGAGCGGGTGTGCCTTTTCGATCTCATCGAAAAGCAACGTACCATGATCTCCGGTCCGTCTCGTATAAAGTCCTAGCAACCCGCAATCCTGTGTATCTTGGCCGCGCAAGATTCCGATCGAGTCCACCGTCATGTACTCGCTCATGTCGAGCCTAACGAGTTTACCACCATCATCGCCAAACAAATGACGCGTGAACAAATTCACCGTCTCGGTCTTGCCCACGCCGGTTGGCCCCAGAAAAAGCATCGAGGCAACTGGACGATTCCGGAAGCGGATGCCTAGAAAGGAACGTTGCAACAACGCGACGATATCAGCCAATACCTCGTGCTGGCCTAGAATATTTTCTCCAAGGAAATCTCCAATCGTGTTGAGCCGCAACAGCAACTCGGGAGAAAGAAGAGGCATCATCGCTGCATTAAATGCGGGTCATTATCCAATATTTTAACCCTAGTAACGGTCAACGTGACCGGTGGATGAACGGTACCCAGAATCATTAGAGAAATATTTGCGCCGCGTACTATTTCTTCACGCTCTGCATCTGACAAAACCCATACTGATTCCATCGAATGATGCCCCGCCATCTCTCCATCTCGAACGAACAAAGGAACGCAATCTGCATCCCTATTTTCTTTCCAGTTCTCTGGTGCTCCTATGGCGCGTGTATATCCGTGAAATTCTGCTCCAGTCATCGCTCAATTTCCTCCACCACGCCACGGCTACCGCGCCAAGCGCTACCCAACCAATCATTGATCCGCTCAATCCTATCGCGATCAATCGCGTCCACGTTCTTCTGTGCGATGAAAGCCATTACCAATCCGGTATTTTCGCGATAGTTCTCTATTAACTGTTCAGGCGTAGCATTCGGATGTTTGGAAACAAACTCCGCACGAAGTTCCTGCTCGTATTTCTCGTAGTCTTTCATTTTGGCTGAACCTTATCGCCCCACTGTGCAAGAGGATCTGAACCGGCAGCTTGCCCAGCCTTGGACGCATCCGATTGCGCGGGACCATTCGATGGTGAACGTTGAGGAGTGGACATGGCGGCCGAGAGTTGATCGTGAAGTTTTTGGTTATCATCAATCGCCGTCTGAAGCTCACCGCGGAGGTTATTATCGCTTGCCAACTGCTGCTCGATCTTCCCGCGCGCCTCGTCGAGTTTCTCCTTGGCCTGGTTCGCATCGGCCACCGCATCGTTGATCCGCTGATCTTTCGGCAACGGCGAATAGGTTGGTGGAGTAAACACGGTGCGTGGACCCGTTGGCTTTAGCTTGTTGGCTGGCGTAAGACGCAAATCGAGCGTCTCGGATTGCTCTACGCGGTAGTAGCGGTGAGCTTCCGCCATGCCGCCATTTCCGTCCGGAAGTCGTCCTAAATCATAGACGTGGATCTGGCCTGGCTCGATTACTTTCGTTGTCAACTTCTCCGTTCGATCGCTTGTTCCATTTTGGGTTTTCCGCACGTGATGCACGATGACAGTGCCTTTCTTCCCGTGTTCCCAGTATGTGGTCTCCTTTGTCGCACAGCCTGAGAAGGCGACTGCTGTCAAGCTAACCACCGATATTATTTTCAACATATTTCTTTCCTTTTTTAAGATTCTCTTCCCCGAAAAGCGGCTGAAGATTACTGAAATGAAAACACACTTTTTGTTGTTCTGGATCAGTGAGATCGAATGACGCACATGGACGAATATGGTCAATATGCCAAATCGGCCCATAATTGTTCCAAGACATGCCTTCTCGGAACTGGTTTTGAAGGTGAAGCATTAACTCATCGATAGCGCACCCAACTAATTTCATTGTGGTAGCAGCCTTTACCGTACCTCGTCTAGTGAGACACTTATTTAGCCTTATGGCCAATCTCACTCTCACTTTGTAAGCTGGATTATTCTTTAAACGCTCCTGATAATAATCCCGCAAGTACTTACGGTTGTCCTTGTTCCAGTTTAATCTTAATTGTCGATTTTCTTTATTCCATATCGCCATGTAGGCTTTATGCTCTAATGCGAATGCGGCGACCATCGGCCTCGCGTCGCTCCCTCTGTCTAGCTAATTTAGTAAGCCTGTTTCGCTTATAAAATTCATCAGAACGAATAAAGTACGTTTCCTTGTTCGCTTCGTAATACTCGCGGTAACAGATTTTGCATTGCCAGTTCAATCCATCTGACGCTGTTTTATTTTTTGTAAAACAGTCTATGGTCATAATTATTCCGCACTTCGTGCAACGCTTGCCATCCATGCTAGTAATGCATCCTTTCAGGAGTTGGCGATGAATCTGGTTGGCTTGTACGAAGGATCTCGCGTTCCGCTTGAATAGCCGCTTGCACCGGATCTGATGGCGCTTTTGAAACTGATTGTTCTTTAGCTTCTTCTGACTCTTGACGCTTTCCACCTACACTTCTACGAGTTGGAAAAGTCACTTCCGTCGGAAAAATATAAAACTCACGAGAAGCCCGCACCCGAACAAACCGGCCGTCGCCGGTCTCGCCGTTGAGCAATTGATCCAGGTACTTCGAAAGGATTGGCGTCGTATCAGGCAAACTCGTAAAGCTGCTGCCGTGCTGTGCCTGCAGCGCTGACCCTGCCGCAGCTGTACCGGCCTGAACTGCCGAGGTCATCAATAACGCAATGAACGCCTTGGCGTTCGCCCAGTGATCAGACTCGATTAATTCGCCTTGGAGGCCGGCAGAACCGTCCTCAATCCCGAACTGCTGGTTACTCGTGTCCGCCTCGCGATCGCAAGCGATCCCTTCCAACTCAAACTCTTTGCCGTCCGGGTACACAAGCGACCATTTACCGGCAACCTCGATCCGGTCCCTAACTGCACCAGCTTGTGCGAAGCAGGTGCAAATCGCGCCGGCTGGAATGATCAGGTGACCATTCTGATACACGTCGCGGATAACTTCGCCGACCACCGGCGTATTGATGTGTGAGGACTCGACCGTATTGACTAACGCACATGGAATAAAGATCCCGCGTGGTAGCCAAATTTGCGCCTCTTTCGGCTTGGCCTCCGGTACCGGGGTAGGGGATGGCGTAGGCGCGATTTGCGTGTAAAACGAGACGAGTGTCGGAAGCGCAGTGCGTTGCTGAGCCGTTGACAATTGAGTGCTATAGGCCGGTGCTGGTTCAGGTTGCGCTGTCTTATTGCCTGGATTCAATCTGCGATCCGAAAGAATGACTTCCTTGGAGGCTTTCGATTTATCAACATCGGTTTGCGGATTAACCTTCCCTAATTCCCGTTGAGTTTGTCGTTTATCGGCCTCCGCGCGCTCTTTGTCCTGGCCGTGTTTAATGATGCCGACAACGCCGAGCGCGATTATAATGACAACGAGAATCGCGCCAGGGCCACGAATAAAGAATCTGATCAGCCTAGTCATTGTACATCTCTCTTTGCTTTAGTCTGAGTCAACGGAATCGAGCCCGGCGACACTGGCGCAGGCACCTTAAACCCGCCTTTCGATGAACCGTTGCCGTTCTTTAGACCCCAAATCCCGCCAGGAAGAATGATTCTAAACTCATTGTCCGCGCTAAGGTTTGCCCGGCCACCGTCCACGTCGCCCTGGATCACGACATCGATCGGGACAGTCGCGCCCGGTGGGATTGGCCTCAAGCAGTCGAGAAGTTTTATGGGGTGGATCTCGTTCGCGACTTCCACCGTAGCCGATCGCCCGTCGAACTGGAATGGCTGCGCGGTTTCGTTCTGGACGGTGCCTTGCAAGACAATCACGTCGTCCTTTGAGAACCGGTGAATCTGGGTCACGATCGTTTTTACGGCGCCTGAGTCACTCGTGTATTGCGCCGTGCGTGACGTGTAGGCATTATAAAGATCCGGGTAAAGCTTGCTCAATAAAGGCGCATCGTGCGCACGGCGAAGAAAACCGACGAGTAGTTCTGGTTCGTACTTCGGTCGCGCGGCTGCGATTTCTTCTGGCGTGACCGCAACTGCACGCGGAACAGCCTGATCGCTGCCAATAAACGTAACAGCAACGTCAGGCTGCCCACCGGTCGCTAAACAATCCAAAACATAGAGCTTACCGTCTAAAAGTACAGTCGCCAGAACGTGGGCAGTTTCGGTCAAAGCGTGAAGCACGAGAACATTCGATCCGTCCGGATGGTCAACCTGTACGGTTCCCCCAGCGGCCTGCGGGTTGGTTCCGGCTACCAACCCGAGGCCAAACGTTCCTGATAACGGGCCCGGAAACAAGAGTGTAGTTGTTAAAGCAGGCGAGAGCGCAATTCTGATCGGCACGCTTGGCGAGAGCACCTTCGTGGCGATCGTCTGGCCACTAGTAAGCGACACGGTTAAAAATAGAATCGCTATAGCTCTCATTTTTTAAAAGTGGTAAAGCATCTTGAATAGAGGAATCCAAAACCAGAGCGCACTCGCAATGGCCGCAGCCGCACAAAGAAACAGGATAATAACACCACGCATCATTCGAACCGTTCCTCGTAATTTGTCACTACCAACGGATACCGGCCGTTGTGTGCCATATCTCCATTGATCGTCAGCCGTAGGAACACTGTCACCTTCTTCGCGTCATTCACTATGCGACCATTAAAAATGCCGGTCTTTAAAACCTGACCCTCAATTGACACGAGCGCCGTGTTGCTATCGACACTCAGCTCTCGAATCTGGCCGGTCTCGACCTTCTGGTGTACCTGTTGCGCCCTAAAAACGTCGGCATCACGAGCCGCGTCCTTATTTAAAGCCGCCGCCGTTGCCGGGTTGAAAAGCCGCTCAAGCCGTTCCGGATCATCGTATCCGTCCGGGTTCCGGCTGAAAATTGTTTCCGCCGCCATCCTGGCAAGCTCCGCGTGGATGTGCTGCGCCGTCTCGAAACTGCCCATGTTTCCAAGATAAAAAGTATCCCTTGAATCCATCGCGACAAAGCGCATCTGCGACATAGCGGCCATCAACGTGAGGTGATTGCTCACCGGGATCGCAATCAACGCCAGACCAGCAACCACCCAACCTAGCCAAGTGATTGCCAGTCGTCTTTTCAACATGGAAACAAGCGCGCTCAATTCCTTCCCCAGTGCTCCCGATGTTCACGGCGCCGTATGATGGCCCGTTTACGCGCTAACCGTTGCTCAACGACATGTCGGTGAACTGCATTCCAAATAGCCGTTAGCCACGCAGCCGGCCCTGCGATGAATAATAGAACCACACCGCAAACTTGCTCCTTATGGCGAAGATCCAAATAGAGCCACAGCCCAAGCATTGACCACACAAATAAGGCCGCGAAAAACAAGCCATCCGGGTTAAGCCATATGTGCTCGTCGCCAGCTCGGTGAAATTGATGCGCGTGGTCCATAAGCGTGAGAGTATTCTAGAGGAAACGTTTTACAACAAAAAAAGGCGCTATTTTCCGATCGTATTACTTTTCGGCCTCCTGGCAAAACTTTGAAACGCATTCATTGCGCTCGATGACGCTACCGATATTGGAGCCGCAGCAACCCCGACCGCTGCACTCGCAGCTTGCCGACCACCTCCTGCCGCCATCCCGGCCATTGCACCAACCGTCGCACCGAATACAGGTGCCAATACCCCGGCACCACCACCAACGATAAGACCAGAAATAATAAGAGGCGCAACGAACGAGCTCCCAATCACCCAGACCGCGAGCAACACCCAGTACCCAAGCATCATTGAAGCCCCAGAGAACGCGCTCAATGCGAGATTGTTTGTCGGGTTAATGGCGAACCCGATCAATGCACGCGTCAGTAAATCGCATATCGCCCACCCGAGCGCCCATAAACAGATCGACACAAGACTGCAAAAGAACCGAGTAGCGATCCCGACCAATCGCGGGATCATCATCATCCCGATAAAAATCGGGGAAACGGCAATTTCGACTGTATACAAAATTTGCTGAACTGCTTGCATCAAGTACATGATTCCGAGCGCGATCAAACTTAGGAGATGCACAAGCGGGTACAACAACCCGACCGTGAGCGAGTCGCCAAGCTTGGAAATCCAGCCGCCGAGCGGACCCCCGTCGCCGCCTTGCTCCACAGGGCCGTCTTGCATTGATGTTAGGCCTACAAGCTGATTGCTGCCTAATTGCTGGTGCGGATCATAAATATCAACCGAGCCTTGAATATAATCGGCCGTCTTGTCCGCATAAATCAAATTATAGGTCTGGCCGCCGGCGCTAACCGTAAACGCTTGGCCTGGTTGCAAGTTGTACGCCTGAACGACATCGCTCGAAAGCGCCGCTGATTGTAGCGGCACCAAGCTTCCTTGCTCGGTATCAAACGTAAACGCGCCACGGCCATCAGCTGAAGCCTTGTCGTAATTTGGTGAGCCCGGTTGCTCATACCCGTAATGGTTCAATTGAATTCCGCTCGCTGACGGCGTTAATCCGCCATTTGAATACAAGCTTCGTTGTGGCGCTTGTTGCTGTTGGCCGCCTTGCTGCGCTGCGCCGTCACTGCCAAACTTGCGAGCTACCGCGTTTCGATAGGCCGCGAAGATTCCGCCACCAATGCCATTTAACCCCATCTGCGCCACAACATCGTTGACGCCATCTACTAACAGATTCCCCCAAGCGCCAAGACTGCCAACCATGATGACGATCACAGCCAAACGCACCAGAGTCGGTAAAATGTTATGCGTAGATTTCTCGCGTAATCCCTGACTGACCAGCAAAAGCAGTCCGCAGAACGACAGCACGAGCGTTACCCCGATCAGAATATTATGGAGTGTACTCGCCCCAGTCTCGAACCCTGGCATCAATTGCAAGAAATCGACCGCTAGCATTTAGTTATCCTTCCACGGCTTCGGTCCGGATCGGAAATTATCTGTCGGCAACGCTCGCAAGTCATTACTTGCGGCTGATGCCTCTTGTGCTGCGCGTTGCTTTAACGCGGCCTCTTCACCGTTAATCCGCGCGAATACATCCTTTTCGAATTGTTTAACGGCAGCCGCAGCAGACGAATCGGCATCAGACTTGTACGCAATAAGTTGCGCTTTAACTGATTTGAGTTCGCTGCGCAGTTCGATCTCGGCGACTAACGCCACAAAAAGCAAACCATACAACGTAAACATGTGTATTTTCATTATCTACCGCTCCATAAATGCATTTCTCTGAAATTGTCGGCCGGCAACGCTTGAAGATCGGTGTCAATACCTTTATAAGCCGCAGCCGCGCGTTGCTCAGCCTGCGAAGCGCTATAAACTTGTTGTCCGGCATTAATCTGCTGCGCTTTGATCGCCACGCGGTGCGCCACCTCGTTTGCCCGGGCACCAATCTCGGCAAGAGCGCCATTTAACCCGTCCAAAACGCCATGATACTTTTTGACCTGCGCATCAGTTGATGCCGATTGCAATGATTGCATCGCTACGTCCCGTTGTTGTTCAAGTCGTTGCCGTTGCTGTTCTAGTTGTTTCAGCTCATCGCTCCCGGCCTGCGCGATGTTGTACCGCGCTGTGTCAAACTGGTAAAGACCTTGGCTTGGTGCAACATTGTAGCCGGAATATGTGCTATATCCTTGCCAGTTCGGTTGCCGGTATGAACTTAAAATGTAGTTCATGTCGCCCTGGTATCGTTGCGGGTTTAGGTACTGCTGCCAACTCTGGTAATTGTACATGAGTTGTTGGCCAGTACCGTAAAGTTCAGCCACCGTGCTAACACCTGGAAGCGCACGTAGCGCAGCCGGGTTGCCGAGCCGCGCAAGTTGTACAACTTGCTGCTCGTATGTCCTGAGAGTGTTGAGCGCCGTCTCGGTTGTTTTGATTTGCGTCCCTGCATACTTCACGATGTTGATCACTTCATGGACGGCGTTCTGCGCCATGCTATACGGGTCATGAGTTATGATCGTGGCACGAGCGCTAAACACCAGCCCAGCCAAAATGCTCACCGCTATGATTTGTGTTTTCATTTTACAATAAAAAGGTTTCGACCATGACTCCGCGTAACCGACCAGAGTTGCACAACCTCAACCACTTGGTTGTTTGCTTCCTTAATCGTGCCATCAGGCTCAATGTGTTCCGGCACCG